CTTGCCCGTAACCTTCGGCGTGCGGCTCAGCGTGACGTGCCCGTCCGCGTGAGCTATTGCAGTCTCCTTCACCACGAAAAGTCCCATGTCCATGCTGCGCTGTGTGGGCATGTTTTTCCAGCTGCCATCTTTCATCAGGTAGCCGTTGCCTCTGAGCCACGCGAACAGGCGATTCTGCCCGATGTTGATCCCATTCGATGCCAGCAGCTTCGCCAGCTCGCCAACCAGCATGGTGTTGTCGGATGCCGCCACCGCGTCGGCGAACAGCGCCTTCGGCGCAAGCTCGCGGTTCTCGGCCTCCAGCTCCTGGCGCTTGGCGCGCTCCTCCTTGAGGTTTGGTGGCAAGGCGGATGATGGTGTCGGGGTCGGTCAGCGCCTCCTCCACCTTCTCGGGCGTGAGGTAGCCGCCATGTTTGCGGATGGACGGCAGGACGGTGGCGAAAATCCACGATTCGAACTTCTGCGCATTGGGAAGCTTTGAGTGGGCTATCAGCCTATAAAGGTCAGGCTCGCCGATGAAGCGTGCATCTTGCTTCCTGCCAAGCCTATCTGTGATGGGGTAACGTTTCGTTACCCCACGGCAATGGTCTTTTATTGCCTTATTTGGGTTAGCGTAGCCTAGCGCATTGGCAACGTCTTTGCCGCAAAACTCGACGGCACCATCGGCTTCCACAGTGCGAAGGTTCCCGAACTCTGCATTATCGAATGATATAATGCCGTTAGTGATATTCATATATCACGCCTTTCTGGTGCCCCTATACGTTTCATAGGCGCGGGGGCACCTCCTATTTCTTTTCCCTTTCAATTTCTTCCCGAACCAGACGCTTGAGGAATGAAGCCTTGCTGTCCTCCTTCTCTATGCGCTCAGCAAGTTCAGGCTCCGTCTTTCTATTGAACGCAACGCTCACGCGCACAATATTCTTCTCGTCGTATTTCTTTTTTGACGGATAAACGACCATGTTTCACCTCCTTTATACATTAACCATAGTAACTATGGTTAATGTCATAGTCAAGCGAGTACATGCCAGCCTCGCTGACAATGGATAATGCCTGCTCACCTCCAGGGGTACGCATTGAACGCGTACCCTTTTCGTTCTCGTCGAGCATAAAGAGAAGGCACCCGTTGGGGTGCCTTCTCTTATTGGCTGCCGCCTTGTTTCGCTTGAGCCAGAGGCGTAGGCGGCTTCTCGCGCGATTCTATCACTAAAACCTCACTCAAAGCTTTTAGTGACAAGCTGAATCTTTTAAGTGATTCGCCGCGCTTAAAGGTTGAGCAGCTTGCGCCAAGTGTTGCGCCCAACGATTCCGTCATCTTCAAGTCCGTTGTCAGCCTGAAACGCCCTTACAGCTCGCTGCGTATCGCCGCCGTTGATGCCGTCAGCACCGCACGAGCCGCAATTGTAGCCTAGGACAATCAAACGCTCTTGCATCAGCGCCGTGATGTTCCCGCGCGATTTGCGCCCAAGCTGAGGGCAACCGTTCAGCGTGTTTGCACCGGGAATACCATCGACCGTTTGATGAGAGTAGCCTTGAGCGTTGCACTCGCGCTGCAAACGGCGCACCCAATCAGAGAACGACCAATAGCTGTTGCTGGTCGAATCCTGCGAAGGCTCGGGAGAAGGAATGTTCGCGCTTTGCCCGTCCCATGCGGGACGGAAGAACCCCATGATGAACCAATTGGAGCCTTTAACGCCGTAGAATCGCGTTCTGCGCATGACTGCGCCGCCGTTGTCGTTGCTGCTTACCGAGGTGTTGCCCTCGATGGTGGTCACGCTTGCGGAGCCGTTGCGCGATTCCACGATTCCCACGTGGCAGGCTCGGGAGCCGTTCGAGAAGAACACAATATCGCCCTTCTGCGGCTTCTCCTCGCGGTCGAGCCAACGCCCAAGCTTCTTTGCGTAGTTGACGTGCGAGGGGCAATAGGCGAACTTTCCGACAATGCCCAAAGCGCCCACCTGATCAGCACACCAGGAAACGAACATATCGCACCAAGGGTTGTAGTCCAAGCCGTACCATTCGCCGTACTTTACGTGGTTGCTTCCAGCGGGGTTCTCTTTAACGCCGATCTGGCTTGCAGCAACCGCAACGAAGTCGTTAGCATTCGCCATTGTTCTCGACCTCCAAAACCTCAGCCGTTTGATCTGGAATATCCGAATCGGTGGCAACGCCGCTCGGCATCGCCGCAAGCTCCTCCTCGGTTGCGTTGTCAGTCTCGTAATCGCCCATTACTGCTCCTTACGCTCGAAGTATTGTGCTATCTTGCCGTTGTCTAGGTCGGGGTTGATTGCCTTTGCGTTCTCGAAGATAGACATGATCTCGCTGCCGATGATGTAGATGCAGGCGGGGACGATCAATGGCATGTCGAAGCCAAGATCGACATGCTGGCTTCCCATCTCGATCAAGATAGCCATGCACACGATCAGCACATAGCCGCTCTTGTGCCACAAGCCTTCACGCATCTTCGAGCTTGATAGCTCGCCGTTCTTAGCCGCCTTCATTACGCCCGAGACAACATCAAGGATCACGAACGCCGCCGTGATCCAGATCGCCCATTGCTGCTCTGCCGTGAAGAGAACATCCATTCGCTTGTTCCTCCTTTGTCTGGTGTTAACGTTCGAGCTGATTTTCGCTGACAGTATCAGGGCGCAAAAAAAGCGCACCGTTTCCGATGCGCTTAAAGCTTGCTTTGCTATTGGATTTGCACAAGCTCTCCTGCCTGGTTGTACGCATAGACGGCAGGCGTTGACACCTTCCCGTCAGCACCGTAAGCGTGAATCTTCGATAGCAGACCAGCGCCGTCAGAGCCGTAGGCGGTGACGCTGCTCCCGTTCCCGCTGATGTCAACATACAGCGTTTCGGACGGGCAATCGAAGGTGTTCCCGTACCATTCCTGATACTGGATGACCCTCAAGCAAAGATACTTAAAACCTTTGAACTGGTATGGAACCGTAAGCGTGAACGTCATCGTCTCATCGTTCGCGCTTACAACTCGCGAGCTTCCTGGCTCAGCGGTTCCCCAGTCGAAAGTGACCCAATCGGCAACAGGCTGCTTGTCATCCTCCGCTGCGTTCATCACGGGAACCAGGTCCCATAGCCAAGCGTTGCTCTCTCCCGTGGTGTTGCCCGTGGCGGTGACGGTAACCGTATCGCCGATCTTCGCCTTGTCCTTATCGACCGATACGGTTGCAGGCGTAAGCAGCGGAATCGTGTACGAGCAGGACGCTTCCGAGGTGTACGTTCTGCCGCTGCCGCCCGTGTAGTAGCATTTGCATCTAGCCTTGACGGTTTGACCGCGCTTGAACGTCCCGAGGTAAGACCATTGCGTTCCGTAGCAGCTGCCCGTATAGCCGATCGATGCCGTTCCCGATCCGTGGTGCTCCGTCTCGTAGCTCACACGCGCCCATGAGCTCTCATCGCCATCGGTTACGTAGATGTTCTCAACCGTGTAAATCTCAACCTCGTCAGCAGAGGGGAAATCGCCATACGCGATCTCGACCCATGCTTGGAAGTTAGAGCCTGACGGCTTGCCGAGATTGCCCTTCGCGCTCGATACGGTTTTACGCCTTGCCATGTCTACCTCCCAGCATAGATGATGTAGTTAACCGCAAGATAAGGCTGCATGACGTTAAAAGCCTTGCCATCGCCCGAGAATGTGATCACGTCAATATCGGTTCCTGTGTTTCCGCTCAGCGAGAGGGGCGTGTAGTCTTCCGATTCCGTCTTGTGTGTTGCGCCGCTTCGCGGATACACGTTAGGCACATTTGAAGAGTTAAGACGGGCAAAGATCGAAGCGTAATCCTTAGGAAGCTCGGAAGCTGTCAGCGCATGAGCTTCCTCGCCGCCAGTTGTTCCTAATACATGGGAAGCAGACGATCCGATGGCTGTTCTTCCCGCCATGCTCGGGAGGTTGAATGTCGTGCTTCCGTCCCCATCACCGTAGGCTGTACCTATCGCATCGAAGAGAAGGCTGTATTCCACCCTGCTTACCTCCGAGCCATCGCACATAAGCCAACCGCTAGGGGCAGTCGATCCGCCGTATGCCGTGATCGTGCCTATTGGCGTTGAGCTGCCGCTAATCATTGCCCCCCCGAGCTTGATGTAGATAGAGCCAGGGGTTCCCGTTGCAGGCGGCTCGCCCGTGCCTACCGTGATCCCAAGGCTCTCCAACGCTTCGGGAGCCGTTGCGGCACCAGTGCCGCCGCGCTTAATCGGCAGGATTCCAGCCGCAACGTCTTCTGCACTGTGCGTGTGGATAGACGGGGCGAAGGTCGTTGGCTTGCCGCTGATCTCGCTGTATGCGTATGACGGCTTGCTATCAGCCTTCGCCCAATCCGCAAGATCGGTAATGTCGGCTTTGCCGTGCTTATGCCCGATCCTTGAGAAGATGCCGCTCAGCTTTGTGAAGAAGTAGCTCAAGCCAGTGGTGTTCACTACCTCGTCACCTGCTTTGGTGGCTCCCCCTGCGATAGCGTCTATGGTGTCGGTGCTGATAGGATCGAAGCTAGAGCCTGTGATGCCCATCTTCTCCCAATTGCCGTTCACGTATAGCCACTCTGCGTAGCGGTCGTTCTCGCCTTGCTTACCGAAAGGCACAAGGTAGATGATCCCAGGCGAGCCAGAAAGCGATGGAACGCCGTCAGTGCCGAACTCGCCGTCTGCGCAGATGTGAAGCTTCGTCCCCTGCGCTGCGCTGATCATGTCCGCGAACTCAGCCTTGCGCTTCGCTTCCGCTTCCGCTCGCGCCGTCTCAGCCGTGGTTCTGGTGCCTTCTGCCGAGGATCGGTTGGATTCTGCCTGAACCCTTCCAGATTCAGCCGTTGCCCTCTTCTGCTCCTCGCTTGCACGCTTAGATTCAGCCGCGCTGCGATTCGATTCCGCTGCTTCACGTGCGCTTTCTGCCGAAGAACGCGCTTCTTCGGCTTGCGCCCTTGCTGCTTCCGCTTCTGTTCGCGCTGTTTCGGCGCCTGCCCTCCCCTGCTCAGCGGTTGCGCGGTCTGCTTCTGCCTGCTCGATGGCTTTGAGGGTTTCGGCGTACTGGGCAACGTAATCATCGAGCTTGCCCTTCAACTCTTCGAACTCGGGAACGTAAACATCTTCTGCCTGCGCGGTCGGGACAGCATCAAGCACATCGAAGCAGACGCATTGCGTGGTGCCGATGTATCCCTCTTTCTCAAGCATCACGTACGCTACGCTGATCTTCCCCCGTGCGGAAGCAAGGGAAGCGGGAAGCGTGTACGTTGCCGTGCCGTCCTCGATCACGGAAACCTTCTCGAAAACCACGCCGTCAGGCTTCGAAGCGCAGAAGCGTACAGCCGTGTACTTCGTCAGGTCAACCTTCTCGCCGTCCTCGTTAACAACGATCGCGAGCGTAACCGACCCGATCTCTCCCTTGCGAATCTTGATCGTGCGAACGTCATCTGGCTTCGCCAGGTCAAGAGTAAGCGCATATCTCATGCGATGCCCTCCATTACCTCAATGTCGAATGCTTGCGTTGTAATCACGTCCGTTTCGTCATACGAGAGCCGGAGATACGCCCTGCAATCTCCCTCGATTGCCGTAAGCGTTTCATCGACCTCGTATACGACCTCGCCGTTGAGCACAGAGCATGGCAGCTCGTAGCCGTGCGGCATGACGCAAAGCGCCACATCGTAGAGCGTCAGGTCAAGCTCCTCGGCTTCCTGGTATACGTGCATAGTGAGCCGCGCATTGCCCTTCTCGCCCTTCCTCAGCGTTACCGTCCTGTTCTGTATCGGCTTGTCAACTCCGAGCCGCAAAGCGTATTCGATCATGATGTCTGCCTTACCCCGATGACGTAATGGTTGCTTGCCTGCGAGACGATCAGAACCACGTTCCCCTTTGCGCAAGAGCAGCACCGAACCGCCATGAGCGAGCTTCCGTTCACCGTCACAGAAGCCGTTCCGTCATCGAACGTATCCGTAACCTTGCCAGTGGTGATCTTGCAGTAATTCCTGCGCAGGAAAGGCTTTAGCGCATCGGCTACCGCCTTTATGAGCTGATCAGGATTTCGCCACGTTGCCATAAAGCTTCACCGTCCTTCTCATCGTTGTCTCGCTCTCGGTGTCTGGAGTTGCCTTCACGCTGCGCTTGTATGCGCTGTATTTCCCGCTCAATCCGCTTCGCTGGTAGTCAACTGCAACGGTATCTCCTGCGTTGAACCGCTTGCCTGCGTGACCGATCGTAAGGCGCTCGATTGATTGCATCCCCTCGATCAGCAGCGCCTTAGCCTTCTCCTGGCATTGCGCCTTCGTCTCAAGTCCCTCAACCTCCTCGAACCGCACGATGCGCATCCCACGCGCCGCCGTGCTGTACGGGTTGTTCGGATCGGCGTTCTCAGCCGATCCGATTACCTCTGAATCGTCTTTGAGCTTGGAGCGCACAACCACAACGTTTGGCGTGTCGTGAACGTCCCATTCGCGTTTGATCGTCTCGTCCGAAACATCCTCTTCGGTGTCGCTGAAAACCGTGGTCGCAACAGCTGTCTCAGGGTCTTGATAAGGCTTAGCGATCACGTTCCCCCAAACGTCCACGTTGAGCGAGCCGTAGCCGTAAAGCTCCATGATGTCGTTCGCCATCTCTAGAAAGGAGGTTCCGACCTCCCATGTCTTTATTGCTGCAACCTCCCAGCCGCCTGGCGTAAGCATAAGCGGCAAGCCGACCTCGTACACCATCTCAGAGACAACGGGAAGATAGTTTGCCGTGTACGCCGCACCTACTGCGTAGTTGCCCTCAAGCAGACGCTTCTCAAGCAGCACAAGAACGCTGTAAAGGTCGGCGGTTCCCACGTGCGAGCCTTCGCAAACATCCTCGCTCTTCGAGTAAACGAAGAAAGTACCGTAGCATTTGGACTCGACCTCGCCGTCAAGCTCCATGTCGGCGTAAACCCTCAGAAGATCGTCCCCAAGGTCGGGCATGTCAACGTACTCGATCGAGCCAGAAACCTTAAGGCTCGTGAGCTGCGCTTCTTCGATGCGGCATGACGTGATGCCGCTTACGGTTCCCACCTCCTCGTAGGCGTTGTCCTCGTAGGCTTCCGACTTCCAACCGATCACGCGCCTAACGCGGACGAAGCGCCAGGAGGTCGTTCGACCTCCCTTGTTCATGTCGATCATCGGGAAACCTCCTGCCAATCGATCGAGACGCTTGCCCAGTTGCGCGATCCAGTGTCCATGTCGTGCGATGTGTCGATCGTTGCGAGGATCAGATCGCCGAACGGGAAGCGAAGCCACACGTCACCGTTGTGGTTCTCAAGCTCGATGAACGCCGCAAGGCTTGCAAGATCGCCATCGCCAAGAACATCGCGGAATGCCCAAACGTCAGCCTTAGCCGTGTTCTCCCTTGTCTTGTGGGTTCCGTAGAAAACCTTCGGTAGCTTCGAGCTTGCAACGGTTCTGATTACCTTCTCGCCCTTAACGCCATCTGGGTTGCTCAGGTTCCTTCGCATCTTCGCAATCTTGACGTTCCCCACGCCGTAGTTCACGCAAAGGAAGCCGTTTGAAGGCACCTTCACCGTCTGCGAAGCTTCCGCAACCGCGCCAGAAGCAGCGTAGGCAACGACACGGTACGTGATCGGCTTGTCCAAAGGCGGCAGAACATCGACGAAGCTTTGCCCATCGTATAGCGTGTCTGCCACAAGCTCGCCATCGCGGAACACGTTGAAATGCTCGGTTGCAACGGCATTGAGGGTGTCGTAAACGGTGACCTCGTTCGAGTGCGTGTCCGGATCGAGCATAACGGAGAACACTGGGTCAGCTGGCGGGGTGTAATCGACCGTAAACGAAGCGGAATCAACCGCTTGAAGGCTCGTTGTGGACACCGCCAAAACCTCGACCGTGTACGTGCGCTGATGAACTGGCGTGAAGTCCGTAGGCTTGATCTCGACCGATGTGGCAGCTCCCTCTAACCGCTCGTAGTACACAACAACGCCGTCATCGTTTACGAAAGACACGGAATAGTAAGCCTGCGTACCGCTTGCGTCCTCGTAGTCCCACGACACGGAGACGGGAACCTCGGTTATCTTCTCCGCAACGCTTACGGTGATCTGAGGTGCCGTTCTGATGAAGAAGGTGATCGCTGCGCTCCACGCAGACCACGCATTCTCAGCCGTCCCCCCGCCATCGTATGCGCCCTTTGTGCGAACCTGCCACGTTATGTTCTTGTTCACCGTTGCATCGGTGATGACGTTGAGCAGCAGGGACGATTCCGTGGTTAGCGTCACCGTCTGCCAATCGGTTTCCGTGTCAGCTCGCCACCGAACCTGAGCGCCCGTCTGCTCGCTGCCGTCCTGCGGGTTGTGTGCGAACCTCAGCGTAGGGTTGCCGTCAGAGATGTTGAGAGTATCGCCGTTCAAAGGGGAGATAATCGTTGGCGCCGCCGGTGCTTGAAGGCTCGTGATGAACTCCGATACGTCAGACCGGCCAGAGTAGCCGTCTGCGTTCTCGTAGCGCACACGGTAGGCGAACGTTCCCGCCCCAACCGAATCGCTGTAGCTCGTTACAACGTTCGAAGCGTTTAGAACAGTTGCCCAATCGCCGCCGTACTCCATGCGCTGAACCTGCGTTTTGACGGCGTTCGCTGCGTTGTTCTCCCAATCAACGTTGATGATCCCAGCCTTGCCGCGAGAGACGTTCGGCTTGCCAGGCTTGGATGGAGGGCGAAGGATCGCGGCACCGACCCAGACGTTTACCGAAGCGGTGCGCTGCTCGTCCTTGCCCGATGCGCCGTAGCCGTTGACTACCTCCTTCTTGATCAGACAGGAGCATGTGACGTTGCGACCGTTCCTCTGGCGATCAACGGTAACGCGCTTGTCGATCCAGCCGAAGTTCCCAGCACCGTAGCGCGAGAACACCACATCGGTAGTGGTGCCGACTTCCCTTCCGTCAACGTAGATTCTGATTCGCCGCCCGTACTGCGTGATCCTCCACGCGTTGCAGCAGCCTTGGATTCTGATAACAGCCTTCTTGTCCGTCTGGCTCTCGACCCAGGCGTTAACATACGCCCTGGTCTTGCCGCCGTGCCACTCAACGATCCATGAGCTGTATGCGTCAGCCACGGTATCCACCTGCCTTCATGATCGCACGGGCAAGCTCGCCCATGTCGTGAACCTGCTCAGCGTCATCGCACTTTATTACGATGTCACCGCTGAACGTGTAACTGTTGTTTGTCGCGGTGTTGTTGTTGGTCGTGCTCACCGCACCGCTTCCAACCGCCGCCGTTGCTGGAACTGTCTGCAAGCACCCAAGCGTCTTGCTGCTCGCGTACCAATCGAAGCCGCCCTTAACGTCAGATGCGAAGCCTTTGACGCTGTCTACGATTGCGCCCATCGGGTCGTTGCGCTCGTAGCCGATCTCCACGCCGAGCGCCATGTTCTTACCGATAAGGTCACGCATAAGGCGCGATGGCGAGTGAATGCCGAGGAACGACTTCACGTTGTCGATGGCGTTCCTCACGCCGCCTAACAGCGTGTTGGCAATGCTCCCGATATTGCTCTGAATACCGCCAACGATGCCCCTGACGATGTTTGATCCGATGTTCCAAACCATGCCAGGAATCTGGGATAGCGTGTTGACGATGTTGGACATGAACTGCGAGCCTGCGTCCCTAGCCTTCCCCGCCATCTCGGAGACGAAGCTAGCCGCCTTGCCGATGACATCGCTCAGGAACGCCCAAACGCGCCCAGGAAGCTGAGAGTAAAACTCAACGATCTTCCCAAGGAACTGCGATCCGACTTCCTGTGCCTTGCCGATCATCTGAGAGACGAAGTTCGCAACGTTGGAAACCACGCTGCAAAGGAACTCCCAAACCCTGCCAGGAAGCTGAGAATAGAAGTCGATGATCGTCTGCACGAACTGCGAGCCTGCGTTGTACGCATTCTGCACCATCTGCAAAACCCAGTTGACAACGCTATCGATGATCGTTTGCAGGAACGCCCCGATTGCTTCGGGGATCGAAGCGAAAAACTCGATGAAGGAGCTGAACGCTTCGGGGATCGTCACCGTGAAGAAGTTCACGACCGCCCCTGCGAAGCTCGCAATCGTGTTGTCAAGGTTGACGAAGAAGTCAACGATGCCCTGGATTGCAGCGCCGATGAACTCGCCAGCAGCCGAGAACGCCTGGCAGATGCCGTCCCAGATCGCCATTACCGCGTTGCGGAACTCCTCGCTGGTGTTCCAAAGGATCGTGATAACGGCGATAGCGCCAACAACTGCCGCGATTGCGATTCCCACGGGACTTGCGATCGCCGCGAACACGCCGCCGAGCATCGGCAGGACGGTTATCACGGTTCCAGCGAGCGAGAGCAATGGACCGATCGCCGCAACGATCCCGAGGATAACGGCGATTGCGGTTTGCCCACCGCTCCCAAGCGATGCGAACCATTGCGCGAAGCCGTTCACCACGGGAGCAAGCGATTTGGCGATGTTCACCAACGGCTCGCCCAAAGGCTCCAATGCAGCCATCAGCTCGCGGAACGCGCTAGTAGCCTGCGCCCCTAGGCTCTGGCTCATGGTGTCCGCCATCTCGCTTGCAGCTCCGTCAACGTCCCCGAAGGTGTCTGAGACGTTCGCAAGCGATTCGATCATCCCCATTGCGTTGTCCTCGCCGAGCGATGACCACGTTTCGGACGCAATCTGCGCCGCCTGGTACTGGTCGGGCATCGACCCAAGCTCGCCCACAACGGCGTTCAGCACGTCCTGAGCTGTTGCGCCGCCCTGCTGGAATGATCGGAACACGTCCTGCGTTCCCTGGCTGAATGCGCCGATTCCCGCTTCCATGCGCCCATCGGAAAGTGACGTAAGGAACTCGTTGAGGAAGTCCCCCACCTTATCGAGGTTGTAAGCGCCGTTCGCGGTGCCTGCTTCGAGCAGGCTGAAATACTGGCTTGCGCTCATGCCTGCTTCGCCCCAGCGGACGGAGTATTCCGACAGGTTATCGCCCAGCTCATCGGTGTAGTTCAAGCCGCGCTGCATACCAGCAGCCATAAGGTCGCTTGCTTCCTGCGCAGAAAGACCGAAGCCTTCCATCAAGGCATTCGTGCCGCGCACAGATTCGCTAACGTCGGCGCCGAAAACATCAGCCATCACAAGCGCGTTCTGCGTTACGACCTCGCAGTCTTTCTGCCATTCCTGCGTGTTTCCGCTGGTGTTCTTGAGCGTTTGGGCGGTGTACGAGAGAGCATCGTTGACCTCGCCGAGCGATTCGCCCCAGCCGTTTGCGTAGATGCCCTGACCGATTCGGGCGAACTCCTCAGCCGTCTCCTTCGGGAGGTTGAGCGAAGCCGCCATCTTGCTTGCAGCCGTGTCGAAGTCTGACGCGCTTTTGAAGATAGCCGCCCCCATGCCTGCGATGGGCATGGTCACGTGCTGCGTTACCGTGCCGCCCAGGCTCTTCAACGATCCGCTTAGAGCCGTGGCGTTGGTGCCGCCAGTCTTAAGCTCCTCGAACGTGACCTTGCTTGCAGCGTCCTTAACGTCCGCTAGACCCTGCTTTATCTGCTTGATGCCGCCAGTGACCCCAGCGGCATCAAGGATGGCTTTGATTGTTACGGTGCCGTCAGCCGCCATAGGCTAACCCCTTTTCGCTGATATGCTGAGCGATTTGAACGCATCGAAGGCAGCCTGCGACTGCCGTTGCATCGAATCCCCAACCCGCACCTGGTCTTTGATCCTGTAATGTTCTTGAAGCCGCTTGAACCGTGCGACTTCCTCTTTGTTGTACTTGGTTGCCTTCGGCGGCTTCGCCGTGCGGTAATATACCGCCTGCCCGATCGGTGTCTCATAGGGCGCAAGACCGAGCAGCACGGTTAGCTCGCGCAGGGTGCATTGGCTCGCCAGCTCGTCAAAAGAGCGACCGTATGCAGCCATCACCGATGCGCTGATAAGCTCGGAATCGTGCTTGAAGTCGATAACGCGCTCACCGCCTGCATCGCCGCTGTGCGTACCGTCAACGTCCAAGCCGCACAGCTCCCAAAGCAGCTCGGAGAGAAACGGCTTGAAGCCTGCACCGAGCCGCTTCACCGTTCCCGCAGGGTCGGGGAACAGAAGGCGAAGAAGAATCTCGGCTTTAAGCTCCTCGTAAAGCTCGCCATCGTTGAAGAGGTCGATCACCTTGAGCGATGTTCGCGCATCGGCGAATACAAGCACCTCTTCGCCGCCGTACAGGAACGCCGTTGGCTTCCTACTGCGCTTGCGCTGCAACATCTGCCAGATACTTTTCTTTAGCGCCCTTATCAAGCTCGCCGATGACCTCAACGGTTTTCTCGGTGAAGAACGAGATCAGCGGAGCCAGGGCAAAAAGCGCATCGGTTCGGTTGCCGCCAGAAATGTAATCAACGATCTGCTGGTATGCGCCTTCCTCAAGATAGGAATCGATGATCGTCTCATAAAGCTCGTTGGTCTTGGCAACCGCTTCATCAGCAAGCGCCTGGTTGTCCTCATCGATCTCGCTCAGAAGAAGCTCGATCTTCCGCGCATCTCCGAGCAGGGAATGCAGCTTCTGCGCGTTGCCCCATACGCTCGTTGCGCCCATGTCCATCACAAAGGACGGGGAATCAGGGGAATCATCGATCTTGATCTCCTGCTTTGTCTTTTTAAGTCCGATTACGGTTGCCATGTGCCGCACCTCGCTATCTGCTTTCCGCACCCGCAGACAAAAAGAACCGCCAGGGGAAGCGGTGCGGTGCTTGCCCCTGACGGCTCTATATCTTTGTGGCTTGTCGCACGGCGTGGCTTAAGAGCCAGACACCGTGACATCTGCCTGAATCGCGATGATCGGGCGGACGCAAGACTTGATCGTTACCTTCGTCTTGCCTGCCTTAACGCCCTTAACCGTGCCGTTAGCGTCAACGGTTGCGATATTCGTGTCCTCGATCGCGTAGACAACGGCGGGGGAAGCCTTCTCAGGCGTGATGGTCGGGTTCACGCTTGCTGTTTCGCCGACCTTTACCGTTACTGCGGTTGCCTGGATCGCTTCGGGGAACGTGTCGGAATCGCCCTCGGTGAAGCGCGGCATTCCGTTGAAGTGAACCTCGAATCCGAAGTCCGACTTTGCGTTTGGATCGCCGCCCTGCGGATTGATGTTCGCGATGGTGACGATGCCCTCAAGCGTCTGACCGTCTGGGGCGATCCACTTGAAGTCGGTCTTGCGGTCTGCGCCGTAGGCAACCAGTCGGGAAGCGATGAAGTCTTGCGCGGGGTTGCCGTGGATTCGATGCCCCTCGAAGGTGCCTACGATCTGACCGCCAGTGACCTCGGAAGAGGAAAGTCCGTCCCCATCGTAATAGGAATCCTGAGCGACCTCTTCGTTGCCCTCCCACTCAACGGAGTTGATGCCTGCTGCAACGCGCTCCCACGTTGGAGCCGCCGCTTCGGGCGTGGTGTTGATCTCGTAAAGGTTCGCATAGTTCATTGCGAATCCGATGTCCATGTGATTCCTCCTTATCGGCTGTTCGGCACGATCTCGGCAACGAAGCCGACCGCCCAAACGTGATAGCCTGAATCGTCAACCGCTATCTCGTGCGGTTCCGTGTAAATCTCTTGATCGATGCAGCTGAAAGAGCCGTTTGAGCTGGTCAGCGGCATGTGCTCCATCATGTACGCGATTGTTGCGACTTCCTCCATCGCCTGCGCCGCAGATGTCCTGCGGCTCACAACCTGGTACACGTACCGAAGCGTCCGCTCGCCGCTGTAATAGGCGCTCGAAACCGTTGTTCCGATGTGCCGAACAACGATCCCGCTCTTGCCCGTCATGGTGTCGAGCCTGCGGCACTCAGCGTCCGAGAACCCCCACTCCCTGATAGCGTCCCTTACTGCAATCGGTAGGTCGATAGTGTGTTTCATCTTGAGAACAGAGCGTCCTTAACGTCTTGAATCCACTGGTCTAGATGGTTTTCCTTAGCCGTCTCGAACCAGTGTCCCGTGGCTTTGCCGTTCTTGGTTGATCCAACGTGATCGCGCTCGTACATCGCCTGCGCGTACTCCGTTGTCCACGAAACCGAGCCGTCCGAAACATCGACAACCCAAGAATCGCGGAGCGTTCCCGTTCTAACTGGCACGTACTTGTTCGAATCAGCCTTGATGTCATCGAGCAGAACCTTCTTCGCGTTCTCCGACACAAAGCGCCCAAGAAGCTCCTCAGCATCGAACTCGACCTTGAAACGCATCCCATCGCTCATGACAGCTGAATCTCCCAATGGTGTATGCGCGTTCCGAAACCCTTGAACGGGGCAACGGAAGCGGCGGTTAGCCACTCGCCGCCGTCAACCGACACAAGCGAGCCTTCGGGGATCGCGAACGCGCCCTTGCTGGTTGCATCGACCCAAAGCAAGCCTTTAGCGCCATCGACAAGGCGGTACTCATCGCGAACCATCGCGGAAACGCCCTCGAACCGCACGTTCTCGATCGTCTCAGGCTCGCCGTACTCGCCGCCGAAATCGCTCTCAACAGGCTTGCGAACCTGAACGCTGGATGTGCGCACCGATATTGGGATTGGTGGGATCATAGGATCATCCCCTTGAACAGCAAGCCAGAGCCTACAAGCTCGCGCCTTGCCGCATCTGCAACGGCTTGCACCGATTCGGAGTAGCCGCCGCCGCTAACGCTGAAAGAGCCGATCGAGAAGCCGCCGCCAGCGTATGCCTGGCTCTCGCCAAAGGCAGATACGGCAGCGCAGACCGCCCTCTTGTGCGCTTCCGCGCTCGAATCAGATGGCTCGTTCGGGAACTCAAGGTCGCTGACAAGGGCGCTAGCCTTGGGCAGCAGCGAGGAGAACGTTGCGCTCTCCAACGTGCCGCCGAAGGCTTTGTATTCCTCGTAATTTGGGTCGAATGCGCCCATTAGCCTATTCGCCTTCCGTTTCCTCGGCTTCGGCTTCGGATTCCGCTTCGGCAGGCTGCAAGGCTTCCTCAGCCTTGACCTCTTCGGCAGGCTTCTGCTTGCGCTTGCGCTTAGGCTTCTGCTCTGCTGCGCCGTTGGTTCCTACGATTGTTGACATTCGAAACCCCCTCCTAAGCTGCGGGGACGGAAGCGTAAATCTTGTCCTTCTTGTTCTTGAGCACGAGAAGGTCATGGAACACGCGATACTGCCAAAGATGCGCATCGCGCTTCTGGTTTACCGCAGGGGAGAAGTAGCGAAGCGTCTGGTGCTTCTGGATTGCCAGTGCGGCAGAAGGATCGACCAGCATGAAGTTGATCAGCTTAGCATCGGAAGCAGCCTTGAAGCCGCCTGCTTCCTCGCTGGAGGTGGTGCCGTCAAGCAGCTCGATCTTCGTCTGGAATCGAGCGGAAGGCACGGGAACGATCTTCATATCATCGTAGAAGGTGAATCGACCGTTGGGGTTCTCGCCCTGGCTCATGCGGTAATTCTGCGCTGCTCGCAGAAGCGACTTGAACTCGCTGGTGCAGTAGAACAAAACGTCAGAGAGGTCGATGCCGATGTCCTGCATCTTGTTCTCAGCAGCGTCAACAGCCTTCACGGCTTCTTCGGGCGTGGTGATGGTTTCTGCCTTCTGAACGCCTGCGTGCTCGTGCATGGTTGCGAAACGAACAGCGTCCATCTCAGGGATGACCTTGGTTCGCGTGAACTCGCTCATCACGTTAGCAGAGACGATCTTCGCACGTTCCTCGTCATCGAGGATGTCGATGTTGAACTCTCGACCGCGATCGTAGCGAAGCTTGTAAGTCTGCCAGCCGAAGGTGTAGCCGCCGGACACAAAGCCATCGGTTCGGCTGTAATCAGCCAGTCCCTCGACAACGATGTCGGGAACCTTGACCTCGCCTGCATCGGTGAACTCGCCGAGCAGACCGCCGTTTCCGAGGTCGGAGGTCAGGGATTCGCGCTCGATGATGGTATCGAGCTGCGTGGTAAATTTAGATGCGTAATCTCCGAGGTTTACGGGCATTATTGCTCCTTACTTCTTGATTCCGAATAGCTTGTCAAGCTCCTCCTGATCGTCCTTGGGATCAGCCGCCTTCGGCTTGAATCCCGTGGAGCCAGTAGGCTTGACCTCTTCGAACAGGAACGGCTCGGCAGCGCGTAGCTTCTCAACGTCTCCGTCATAATCGGGAAGCAGAGCCTTTGCAGCCTTGACGGATCGGCAACCTACCTTCTCAAGCTTTCGCGACAGCTCGGAATCGGCAAGCTTGCCTTCAAGGTCGCTGACCTTCTGCTCGAACTCATCACGCTTAGCCTTCGATTCTGCAGCTTCTGCGGCATCGGCTTTAAGCTCCTCGATCTGCTTCTTCAACTCGGCAACCTCTTTGTCGTGGCGCTCCTTGTTGATCCCTGGCTGACCGTGGCTGTCTAGCACCTTGCCGTCATCGCCATCGTTTCCCTCGCCCTGTGCGCCTTCACCGTTGGCGTTGCCGCCATTGGCGTTATCGCCCTGTGCGCCTTCACCGTTGGCGCTCTCGCCTGCTCCTTGCGCAGAAAGCTTGTTCTCTTCTGGATCGTTTTGCTTTTGCATTCCTGTTCCTTCCTAGTGGTTGTTTGCGCGGTTCTCTCCGCTCTTAGGTGGGTTTTTTGCGCTATCCCAAGCAAGGAAGAATCTATTTGCGTGTCGCAGGGCGCTTTGATGCGTCAGGGCGATAGACCGAAATACAAGCCGTTTTTTTGGCTTATGAACAGAAATCCTGTTTATAGGCAAAAGAAAAGCCGCTTTTTTGCGGCTTTCATCGGTTATGGCGCTTTGTTCGTGCCTGTTGCGGGTTTTCCACAATCCCGTACAGCCGCATAAAAGAAGCCGCTTCCTCGATCTATCGACCTCGGAAACGGCTTAATGGCAAAATAAAACCCCGTTTTTGCGTTGATTTCACAAAAACGAGGCTTTGAGTATCGAGAATTGGCTTTCTACGCTTCTGACTTCTTCAACCTAAACGGTTCAAGCTGTTCCTTCGTCAAGGTCGATGGGTCTTCTATTCCCATCTCCCTGCAATAATCTGCAACCTTGCGCGGGTTGTACTTCGGTGGGTAGCTGTTAGGCACAACATAAGGGGGTAGGTCATCAATCATTGTTTCCATAGTATCGCTCATAAAGCTTCGCCGCCGCCCTTTCGTCTATGTACATATGTTGTCTATCGATTTGCTGCGCTCCGAGCAGCTTTTTGTAATAGTCAACAAGGTTGTTCTTGGCAGTGAAATCAACAAACCCATTATACCCTAGCTCGTAACTCTTCTTTACTGCTTCGGCGAACAGGTGAGCACCAACGCCATTGTACTCCTTGCCCTCGACTGTCGTATTGTGCTTGTTGTTGTGCGGCGCCGCTTCAACGAGTGCAACGTACACGCTTTGGTAGTCAGTTTCCCTGTATGCAAGCAATCCTTGCGTTCTGCTATCGCCACTGGCTTTCAAGGCTAGAACGGTGTTTCCCTCTTTCTCTGGCTTCGTCCAGTCGAACTCCCAGCCTGCGTAATCGCCCCTTCTTGGGTGAACCTGCTCAAACCCCGTAGATACAATCTTCCCGTCAGAAAGCCTTCGTAAGCAAGGTGTCTTCTCGTCAATTGCGACCTTTACGCCGATTCCGTTTTTTGCCGCCTTCCTTTTCGCCTGCTCAAGATGCATATAAAGCTGTTTGCTCTTGTCGATATGAACCTTTCCGTAAAGACCAAGCTCACGCCTTGCCTTCTCGTATGTGTACTCGCGCCATTCACGGCGGCTTAGAATCTTCGGATGATCGTTTAGGAGCGAATCAAGCTCAGCCCGTTTGGCTTTCAGTCGGCGGTTAACGTCCTTTGTGTCAAGGCTAAGGCTGTGAAGCACCTCATGCTCGCGCTTTAGCTTTCGAATATCGTTCTCAAGCTTCGCCTGCTCTGTGTGCAGCGCCGCCGATTCCTCAGCCGTGTATCCCGTCCCCTCAAGCGGGTCGGAGAACCGCCGCCCCGTGTTGGGGTTGAAAACGCGGATACGGTGACCGCAGTTGTAGTCGTTGATCTGATCGCCTACGACCTCCTCGAAGCTCGGGAAGCCTGCGGTGCTAGCGCCCGTGGAGTAAACGCGCCCCTCCCAGCGGTGGTGCGAATCGCGTGGATTCGCCGTCTTGCTGACCTCGACCAAACCAAACGAGCTGTCAGCGGCATCGAGCGTTGCCTTGATCTTAGGCTTGCGCCCCTCAGCCGCAATCGCCCTCCTGATTCCAACGTCAACGGGAACATGCACAACCGTCCCGTCCTTGCGCGTGTAGGTCGAAGCCGTCAAGCCTTTACGCGCCATCTTCGCTATGCCTGCCGACAGCGCCCGTTCGTATCCCACGCCTGGATCATTGATGTTGCCCGTGGACGCAAACGCCGCTTCCGAAGCAATCTTTAGGTACTCCATGTAGGCGCTCTGCGCCATCTGCTGCGACATCTTGGCTGCGTACCGCTGAACGCTTGCAATCGGCTTCCTTGCCCTCTGCTGCGCCCTCTTCGCGGCAAGGCTTGCAGCCTTCGGTGTGACCTTCCCAGCGTCCTCAACGTCTGCAAGCCAGTTGCGTATGAAGCTCCCTCGGAAGTCGTGATCGATGGCTTCGTTAACGGATTCTCGGTTCGCCCCCGCTATCTGCTGCAACTTCGCGAGAAGCGCCCTCCCGCTCTTCCTGATAGCCTTGTGCGCTATCGGAGCGGAAACGAGGGCAGAAGCGGCTGCAATGAGCATCGCAAGCTCCATATCGCTTAGAGCGTCCTCCGATTCGGCGCTAGCGTCCTTCTCCTCGTCAAGCATTACTGCTCACCGAAGCTTGCGTAATCGTCCTCTGCGATAGCGCCAGGAACGTTAGCCTTCGCTTCCTCCTCGCTCTCGCCGTACCACTTCCTGCGGTACTCCCAAGGGTTCAGCGTTACGTTAAGCTCGCTCTGATCCTGCGCCTTCTCAGCCTGCGTATCGACAATCACGGAATCGTCCCAGTTGACCGTAATGGTGCCAGGATCGCCCAGACCAGCGCCGAGGAACCTCGTTGCGCAATGGCACAATGCGCGGCAGATGTCGGCGATTGCTCCCTGCATTAAACGCTCGTGGCTGCGGATGTTGCGCATCAGGTCGGCGTTGTCGGAAACGACTTCCTGAGCGGTTTTCATGCCGCCTGCCGCATCGATGTCGAAATACTTCTTTCCGAACCCGCAGTCATCGCCAAGCTTCTGGATCGCCAGGCGGTATGCGCTTACCTGCTGCTCGGTTCGCATCGAGGGCGCAAATGGGACGATCGGCTGACCATCGCCAACGCCGCTGACCCTGCGGTAAACCGTGTTGTCGTTCTTGCCGAACGGGATAGCCTGGCGGTTTCCGTCCTTGTCCTGCACATCGATGAGCATGTCATCGATGAAGATACGGAGCTTAGCAAGATCGACCTCGTTGAAGATCGCATCGAAGCAAAGATCGACCGCCTGAACCTCATCGATCGAATCGGCGAAAACGCTCTGCCCGTAAGGCGTGATGTCTACGAACGTGTTGGAGATAGCAGGCTTCACAAGCGCGAAAGTCGGCGTTTCGCATCCGGTGGCGAGGTCATCGACCACGCCGTCAACGGCTACGCGCTTCTTTGTCTTGCGGTCGAACAGAACAGTCTTGATGTGGTAGCCGTCAGGCTCTGATACGTGCAGCTGCACCTGATCGAGCACCTTGCCGCCGATTGCAACACGGCTCGTGAACGCGCATTCCGTAACGCCGTCATCGTCCCACGTGAGCGGCAGAACCTGCTTAGCCTTGTATCGGCGAACCTGCATCTTCTGCGCCGTAAGATCGAGCCACAGCGCCCACGCGCCAGTGCCGAGGGCGAAAGCATCCTGCACAAGCTGCTTGCCGTTCCCGAAGAAGTTGATCCCCTCAAGGTAATCGGCAAGCCATGCGTTGCAGGCTTCGTCCTCGCATGAGACGGTGATGGGGTCGCTGAACATAAGCGCCGCCCATTCCTTGCATACACGCTTCGCAGGCTTGCAGGATCGGCGGTGAATCTTGAGCGTATGCCCCATGCCGTCCTTGTCGTGGTAGTCGTAAAACTCTCCACGGGATGCGTAGCAGTCCCGCCATTGGTCTATAAGGTCGGTCATAACGCCATCGCACAGCTCGTACCCTAGGCTCGTAAGGTACTTTCGAACGTGCAACGGAACCGTGTAGTCTACTTCTTCGCTTGCCACTTATGCGCTCCTCAGAACATCGCTCATCATCATGTAACGGACGGCATCTATGCTGTGGTCGTTGCCGTCTGGAATCTCGTCAATCCATTCCCCCGCCTTGTTGCGCTCGAACTCCTTCAATCGGAACTCCTCGAAGGCGTTGGGGCATCTAACGGGGTCGATCTCGATGGAACGCAAGCCTGCGAGCCACATGTAGCTTATGCGCCGCATGTTTCCCTTCCTCGCTGGCTTCGCGTTGATCCCGAAGGTTCGGCGGTAATCCGCCATCTGCTGCTTGCCGTCTGCCGTGTCATCGCACCACACAACGTCATTGTGCGTGTATGCGGTGCCGCCCTTGTAATCGGGGTAAGTCAGCGATCGCCTTACGATCTCGCCCGTTTCCTTCGGAAGCTTCTTGTTCGCCGAATGCTCCTCGAACAGGATCAGCTTGCGCTCTCGCGGAACCCACTCGCCGCGGATGAGGCGCCAGGGATCGGGGAACCAACCCCAGTCAACGCCGTTCCTTACGCGCTCGAACCCTGCAACCTCTTCATCGCTGATCCTGCGCTCAACGATGTTGTCGAACACCGAGCCGCCCGTTCCCGTGATCTTTCCCAGCAGTTCCCATTCATAGGCGCTGAGGTCGGTTTGCTTCAACCACTCGGCATCCTCGATGAAAGGCTCTCCCAGCCAATCGGCGTGACCGCCCTCCACAACATCTAGGTACGTGCTGTGATGCACCAGGCAACCAGGCTTGCGCTGCATCTCAAGGCATTGGCGGTTTACCCAGCTCCAAAGCGTCTTAGGCGGGTTGTAAGAATAGAAAGTCCAGAACACCGAGCCGCCGCGCTTGAAAGACTTCAACGCGCTTCTCACGGCTTCCCAGCCTTCGAACTGGTCAAGCTCCTCGAACCACTGGATAGCGCAGTAGCCTTTAACGAACTTCACGCCCTTCATCTTTAGGGGATCGTCCATCCCTCGGAAAACGATCTTCTGCCCGGTGGGAACGTAAACGATCTCCATCGGCGAAACCCTCGCACGGAAGAAGCTCGACAAACCCAGGATGTCGATCGCCCATATGATCTGCGCGTAAACGGAATCGCGAAGCGTGTTCCCGAAGCGCCGAACGACAACGGCGTTCGCCCACGGAAACGCAACGATCAGGCAGACGATAAGAAGGCTGATGACGCTCGATTTGAGCGAAGCACGACCGCCCATCAGCCAAAACTCGCCGTGGTCGTGGTTCAACGCGCTCTCCACAACGCCGTAAAACTTGCTGATCGTCAGGTCGGCTAGGTTGATGCTCCTCATCCCTTGCCGCCCTTCTTCGGGTTGAACACGATGCGCGGAACCTCTTCGGAATCGCCCGAATCATCAATGACCCTGGTTACCCTGCCGTACTCGTTGGGGTACTTCCTTTCAAGCAGCCACGCCGCCGCTTTCCAGTCCCTTTCCTGCGCGTCCCTCATGATGATCTGCGTCAATTTGTCCTTGAAATCGACCTCGACCTTTTTGACGGCTTCGGAAAATTCGCGCTGATTTTCGGTCTGCGGATGGTGCAGCCACGTGCTGAAAGTCTGAGGGCATACGCCGCAGGCAAGGGCGATGTCCTTGTCCAAAGCGCCGTGCTTCTTGAGCTTCACG